CACTACCCTGCCCAATTTGTGGCACATGATGAGAGTATCTGATTAAGTCTCCACGGTTGCACGCAAGCCATTCAAGATCAACGCCTATAGTAAAGTTTTCCTTTTGATACTCACCGACAGCTAGATATCTTTTCGCAAGTTTCCAAGCCTGATCTGAGGGTGTCACACCAAACAACGACAACACTTCAAACTTAGTCGCCGTTGATGATGTATAGCTGCCTTGATATACAATAACCTCACCCTGAGTGTAGCCATTATCTTTATCTGTAAACTGCACCCTGAGAGCATGAGGAAGTTCCATCAGCGATCCGCTCATAGCGAATGAATTGACGTTAGCCGCCGCAAAGGTCTGCCTAACTGTTGTTTGAGCCTCATCTATAATTACGCTGTGCAAGTTATCGGGTCGTGAGTATGCTGCCATGCCTGCGCTGCAAATTGACTGCATGAAGTCAGCTATAAGCATGCTATTGTCAATAACACAGTTAAACTCTAGCCCGTTAGTGTCGCAGAAAGTACCCCATAGAGCGAGCTGTGTTGTGTTAATATCGCCTGTTGTTACGGGTACAGGGGTATAATCTCCCGTTAGTGCTGCTATGTAACCATCTTCGGGGTTGCTGTTTCCATCGTCAAAAATAGCGGAAAAGTTATTGATAACACCATTAAGCTGACCATTGGCCTTCATACGGAGATAGATTCTTGTGAGCGTGTAGGTAACATTGATCGGGGATGTGCTGTCCTTGCTCCTGAGAGCCGTCCACGTCATCAGATCCTTAACTCTAGTTGATGTGCTATCTGCTGTTATGCGCTCGCATTGTATATCATACTGCCCCGATGTAGGGATATATAGATCGATTCCACGTCTAACAAGCTGTGGATTAGCCTCTTTAAATAGCCATCCATCAGTTACAACCGTTGTAAAAACTGCCGCTGTTGTTGGTGTTCCTGCGCTTGCTGGCATTGTAAATGCAGGAGTATGATCAAGTCCGTTTCCTGACGATAGGATCTCAATCTTAGAAACACGGTTATTAAGGAATCCAACATAAGCCCTCGCTGATGGCAACTCTTGCCCTTTGTATGCTGCAGACCATATATAATCCAACGTGTGCCATCCGGCATTATAGCCAGCCCCTGCCGTTGTAATCGTTATGCCTGACACATGATAGCCTACTGCGTTAGCATACGAGCCTACACCTGTGGATCTATACTTAATTTCGCATAGCACCGATCTGTTTGTAGGGTTACCCTCATCATCATATTTAACAAGCCCTTGAGCAAAGTAGATATCTATGTTTGCGGCCTCTGTGTTGGCTGCTGTAGTCCTGACTTGTGGGCCATCTGTTTGCGTAAGGTCTACTGATAGTTGCTGCTCGTCTATGCCCCTATAATACCAAACAGGAGGCGTTGCCGATGTTGTTACGAGGTAATCATAATCTTCAAACTCTGTTAAAAGAGTATCACCGATCTTTGGCTCTGTTACTGTGTAATCACCTTCTACAACAAAACAACAATGCAGATATTGATCGTCGCCTTTTATAAGGGTGTAGGGCTTAATTCCGAATGGTGGCACGTATCTCATTTTGCCGATAATAACAGGAACATAACCGAATTGCTTTAACTGATTGCTTGCACCCGTGATACTGTACGCCTGCGGGATTTTTGATTGGTTGAGATCGTCATATTGTATTTGTGAAGGTGGCACAAGAGCATTAACAAGCAACATACCGACGAGGGAAGCCACCCCCCTTGCAATAGCTATACTTGTTGAACTGTAGCCCACAAGACCTCCAAATGCACCGCCTCCGATGCCTGCTGTAAATGCAACTACAGCGATAGACAAGACCACACGCAAGATATCTTTCGCTCCACCCTTTGGCACTACCGCAAGATGAACAACTGCACCCTCTTTGATCGTGCTAGTCTCCCAATATTCAGGAGGCACCTGCTGACCGCATACAGTAACGATAGTATTTTTGTGCACTTCTGCAGGTAGGTTATCTGCTACTATCTGCGCTATGCTAACGCCTGCAATCGTTGTTGTAATCTTCGGCATTGCCATGACTGTAGGGATAGTTGCGACTGTGCCGTGGTGTTTGTACCGCATTACTTTAGCGATTCGCCGCTTCCATTTGCAGTCTGATACGTTGACAACAGTAACGCCGATGCCCTCTTCACAGTGCATGAAGCGATGATCGTCTATCATTACTCCAACATGTGAGACCTCTTTAAGCTGCCTCAATAGCAACATGTCATGCTTACGTGGGGTGTTTACTTCTGCCCATTCCTCTGCATAATTACCTTCGACGATTCGTGCCATGTCTTCTACTGTGGGCTGATAATCAAAGTCCATGAGATCCACATTAAAATTATCTTTGTAATAGAGACACACAAGCCCGTAGCAGTCTAAGCCTTCAATTGTTCGTCCGTGTTCTTTGTATGGGATCGCTGTGTAGTCACGCATTAAAAGCACCCAGGATATTCTGACGGGTTGAAAGTATGTCCGCCTATTCTCTCAGACAATATGTTAGCTGATTCTAGTGTCGTTTTTGCCACTGTGCCTCCATCAGGAACGCTCCACCCTGCAAGTTTGTACTCCATAGGGCCGACTAATATTGTATCAGGCTCTGAGGCAATTATAAGAGACACAGCGCACGTCATGTCATAAGGGGCTGACCTTATAAGCTCAATAATAGATCTGTCTGTTGCGTCTATCTCTAGCGTACATTTAGCGTTAGGATTTTCTTTGCTCTCTGACGGAAAGATGATATTAAACGGAAAAGGGTTGTGTATATTGCCACCTGACGTTAGTTGCTGTGTGTCGTTAACAAGATAAACGGGGCTAGCCCAGTCAGCGTGATCGAGCTTTAGAAGCGTTAAAAACACCTCTTCTGTACGAGCTGACATCATGGCCTTAATCGCTGTGGTTGATAGTGCTCTAGCCATTATAGTTGTACCTCAATTATAAAGCCAATCAGCCTTAAATCGCCTTCTCTGCGTAGCATTTTAGGTCGGCTTGCAAACACTACATTTGCAGCTGATAAGTCTTCAGGATCAACCCATAGGAACTCAGTAACAGTGTTTAAATTATAGAAGGCTCTCAGCGTTTTATATTCTGTCTCTGTCAGCACTAAGTTGACGTTCCATTTTGTTGTTACCGCCGTGGATATCTTTCGCCGTTTGTCCTGCCCTGCGGGGATAGAGCCGACGATTACGTTATCTTTGGGATCTTCTTCGAGTCCCTCAAAGAGTGGCTCTTGTTGTATACTTGCGGGCCATATAGCCATTATCTATTCACCCCTTGTGCTGATACGTTAAATACTGTTTTCATCATGCTATTAAGATCCCCGTTGTAGCCTGCCTGGTTAATTTTGTTGGTGATCATAATGTCAAGGACATCCCCATTTGCAGAGGTTGATTCTGTTGCTGTGATGGAGGCGTCTGACTTATTGATAATGTTAACGATCATCTTGCCTCCCCCACCTGTGGCTGCGACTCCCATTTTACCGTTTATAGTGGTTAACGGTAATACGGCTTCCGCTCCTGCCTCGCCCATTAATGCGACTGTAGGAGATGCGATTATACCGCCGTTAGCATGAGGAAGTGGCACCATTTCAAGATCTGCCATTATGCCCGATGGTTTAGCTGCACTTGATGAGCCTCCACCGCTAAATAAGCCACCCAATATACTCATTGCTAAGTTCTGCGCTTTGAGTTTAAAGAAGTCTTTTAATATACTATTGACCATGCTTGTGAATGATACTTTTGTACCTTCTGCAAAGTCGTCTATAGCGCTAGATACGCCTCTGAATGTGGCAGTCATACCCATAGAGGCGTCTTCTGTCACCTCAAAGGCTTGCTTTGCACCCTCACCGATGGCTGACCATGACGTTACTATCTCAGGAACTACAGACTTAACGCCTGCGCTTATGTCTTGACCGAGCATTGACCAATAAGCATCCGAGTTAGTGTCGTCTAGCGCTCCCTCAAATGCTTCATTTGCACTATCTACAAGAGCACGCCTTAATCGCTTGCCTGCCTCTTCGGAGCCATCCTTCAAACCATCCCAATCCGTATTATTAAGAGAGTCAACAAAATCGGTATCGGCACCAACATCAGGGCCAAAAACCAAGATATCTCTTGCTCTCGCTGCTGCTTCTAGTGCCTTCGTATAAAGCTTCAATGGATTATTAAGGCTGCTTATAAATGCGATTGCTTTGCCTGTGTCAGTCTCGTTGAAGTCCTTGACCGATGTAACGATCATAGTCATACCATTAGCAACATCTGTTAATGATGTGGCAACGTCTACAAGTCCAACCCTGACGAGACCATCAAAAGCCCCTTTAAGCTTTGTTACTGCGTCATTGGCTTTCTCTGATTCCTTTGCAAAGTCTGTGCCGATGGTGATGCCTAGTTGATCGGCTTCATCGGTCATCTTCTTGATGCCCTCTTTACCCTGTTTCAGCATGGGCAGAAGCTCGAACCCTGAACGACCAAAGATGTCAGAGGCAAAGGCGGCCTGTTGCGTGGAGTCGGTCATCTTAGAGATGGAGTCAGCAACATCAAGCATGATGGCGTCTAATGTTTTAAGTGAGCCATCTTCTTGTGTGACTGATATACCTAGTTCTTCAAATGCGTCTTTAGCTTCACCGACTCCATCTTTTGTATCGTTGGAATTTTTAGCAAGTGTTTTAAAAGCCTTTGAAAGTATGCCTACATTAGCGCCCGAAAGCTCCGCAGCATGGCCCATAGATGACAAAGCCTCAACCGTGACACCTGTTTTTTGTGCGAGCTTAGACATTGCATCGGCATCGTCAATCAAGCCTTTGCCGTAGTTAATGGCGGCCCTGAGAGCATAGCCCGTAAACATAGCACCCATGGCAGTCTTGACTTGTGCAACAGCCTTTTGAACGGCAGACATAGACGTTTTAATGTTCTTCTGTATCTTCCCGACATCCTTCGTGATCTGTGCGACATTGGCCCCTACTTGAATCTGTAAATTGCCGATCTTTGTTGCCATTGTCTAACCTTTCACCTGGTTGTTATGTCTGTCTACCCATGCCCTGATGTCTGCGTTCGATTTTACGGGGGGTTTAGGGGGTTCTTTTACTAGATGTGGATTGCCAAAAAACGACAGCCACTCCCCTATTTCAGAGGGGCTGTCTATTCCTCTGAGCAATTCTCCGACTGTTTTTCCGAGTCTGTGTGCAACGTGCATGGCTCTGAGCTTATAGACGTTTCCGACAAGTTTTTTTCTGCGCCCTTTATTGTGAACCCGTTAACCTCTGCGGCCCTGTTCATCAGCTCTGTAACTTCCCTGAATGGCATTTCTTTGATCTCTTTAATGCTTAATGATGATGATAGAGAAACGATGATAATACCGTTCTCAAGATCGTCTTCTCCGAGCAATTCATTGTGCATTTTCTGAAAGTTTGCCATGCTCATCTGTTTAATTTCAATAGTCATGCGTATACCTCCGCATTGTTAATAGGGGGCAGAGCGAGGTATCACCCCGCCCTGCACATTAATTATGTTCTTGTGATCTTGCTTGTGATCTCAAGCTGCGCTGATGATGTGTAGACTGTATCGGGTGTTACATCATTCAAAGGCACGTTGAGAACGAGAGCGGCAAATGTCAAGACCTCTGCGCCTATGTCTGTAAGTGTGACTCTAAAGTTGCCTGGATCTGTATCTGCAAGCAATGCTAGGAGTCTCTGCTGTGCTGCATCGGCGGGGTCATAGTTGAAGCCCAAAGTGCACTGACCCTCATCAATAAGCCCTTTTCTTTTCTCTTTTGCTGTGCTTTTCAGCGTTGTCACGTCGATGATCGTTGGTGTGCCACTGCCTAGACCTGTGATACTTGTGCCTACAAGCTCAAGCCATGAACCAGATACGGCAGACTCGACTTCAATCTTTGTCTGTTGTGCGTTGATTATTTCGCTCATTGTTAAAATCCTTCCTCAAAAATAGTATAGTCTTGAATTATCCGGTAAATGTCTCTCTCTGGCTCTGATTGGTCTAGTTGATTCTGAATATTCATGTCGTCCTTACAAGCTGCCCTTACGAGCCTTGCAAGTGGCCTTATCTGTTCGTAGGTCGATCCTACTATATCGATCTGCATACGCACAAAGCCTGCCCCTGTATCGCCCTTTAGCTCTGTTATTGGAGCCGTAGAGATACGTTGGTAAGTAATGTAAGGAAACGCCCCCGCCTGCACTGCCTGAATAGGTGTTACCCGTCCATCACAGAACGACTTGAGGAGGGAATAGATTAGTTCTTCAGGTGTCATACCTTGAACCTCAACTTATCAATCCTCTTCTGTGTTGCTACTCCGAACTTTGCTATAGCCTGTGTTGTGCTGTTGTCAAATGCAGGACGCATAAAGGGCTTAGCTCTTGATCCACGATGCCTTACTGACATAATAACTCTACCGCTAAAGTATAAGCCGCTGTGCTTGCTTGTTATTGTGTGTGGAGCGCTGCCAAACTCTACTAGATGACCGTATCTCAAGCCCTTGCCTGCGTGTACAATATATTCGATATGGCCTGCCTTAGCATATCTGCGGGTGGTCTTGATAGTGTCTCTTAAATGTATGCGCTTCTTTTTAGTCTTGATTCTATTCTGTGAGGCTGTATCAATGCCTTTACCATAAGGGCATCTAGCCTTTGCAGCTTTGGCAAATACGTTTGCAGCGTTACGAGTACCCGCCACAAAAGCATCACCCTTTAGTTTGTCAGGGAGACTAGCCATGTTTTTAATGAGCTGATCCAAGCCTTTAATTGCTTCGGGCATCTTGTGGCTCCTCTACTGTGCAAACTATAAAAGACTCTCTATATCTGCCGCCCTGCGCCTCATAAATGCCCTTAATCTGATAGATAACATCATTGAATCTAATTTTCATCCTGGCTGTTACATCTTCACGATATCTAACCTTGAAGACCACTGATGAGGCACTGACAACTTCTGCACCGATTACCCGCTCTGCTGTACCATTAACAACCTTTTGAGCAGGCAACCTCTTGAACAATAACCATGATGGTATATTTTCACCCGTGGCAGAGTTAACAAAATCAGCCCTATAAAGGACATCTATTCTTCTGTCAAGCCTGCCTGTGAGTAACATTATGCTGATGTACCTTCGCCAACGATAACAATAGTGTAAGATCCACCGCTTGCGCCTGCTGTAACAGTGATAAGATCGACTGTTCCGGCTGTAACTGTCCAGCCTGTTTTGGGAGCTGTCACCATGAAAGCGCCTGAGTCGTCAATCTTCGTAACATCGGAAGCGTCAGCCCATGGGCCGAGGAATCCATTAGCAGAAGCAGGACCGATCTCGATAGCCTCCGCATTGTCTGCGTCAGCCTGTACGAAAATAGCTTTCACTTTTGTGAATGTCAGAGTCTTGTTAAAATTGTCTTTGAGTGATCCCGCAAGATCAAGGTCTTCTGTTGCGCTGCCTGCGAGTGTTCGAGTGTCAGCAAATACGATCTGAGCCTTGTCATCCCCTGCGCCATCTGTCAAAGATGATACAAGTGATTCTGAAAATGAACCATCGGCAGGAAAGTCTCCACTGCCTGTGTTATCCGTGATCTGTACTGTAGTAACTAGCTTAGTTTTCATTTGTAGCTTACCATTAGCCTTTCTATTTCATAATTTTCTGCGGCATCTGCCGTAAATTTAAACCTAAATGCAATACCAACAGGCAGTGATAAAGCATATCTGACCTCTGCATCTGCGGTAAATGCAAAGCTGTTAGCAGGGCTGCAATCTTCCCAATACACTGTGCCGTCTGCGTCTACAGCGTAAGCCTGAACTGATACAGCGAAAGAAGTAGCCGATCCTGCGTCGATTTTAATGCTAAACGACTGGTTTTCAGTAGTCGCAAAGTTGAACCCTTTAGAGTACTTGTCAACGCCTGCGTAAACTGTTGTAATGTTCGTCGGGCTGATTGATGCTGTGCCTGTAGCCTCTGTGCAGTATGCAACGCTAACCATCGGGTCGGCATAGCAACAGCTAACCATCAGCATTGCTATTGTAAAAAGAATCATTTTCATGATATAAACCTCCATGGCACTATTAGCGAATCTAAAAGGCCATCTATAAATTTATGTTGGTTAACTGTCGATGGCGTATCTGACTGTCTATTTTCGTACATATCCGTGACGAGGCATTTCATCCACTGTTTGCTAGTTTCGGGCATTGCTGCTGCTGTTGCATAGCCTGCCACATAAACAACTTCAATAACATTAGGGCCATCAAGTAGGTCGGTAGGCCATTCGTAGTCATCAAGCAAAATGATAGCGCCTGAGTCTGTTTTAGCCTCTACCCTGTACCATGTTGAGAGTATCGTAGTCCACACTGAGGACTTATTAAGATACTTAACGCTTGTGACCGTCTGCAAAGGTGGCTTCTCAAGATTGATGATACGCCCCCTGAATCGGTCAAAGTAAGCTGTGTAAGTGGTTGTCAGTGCTGTGCGGCCTGTTTTATGCTCGAACTGCTCACGACTAGCCTTGATTAGTGCTTCAATTAGCCCGTCATCGTCATCATCCACAACTTTTAGCCAATTTTTAGCGCCTGTACCTGTTGAATTATCAAGATCAAACGGTTCGGAGGTAGGAGCGACTGTTATTTCCAAATTCATTTCTTCGCCTTTCTCGTCTTCCGTTTGATCTTAACAACTTTTTTAACTGTTTCAGGCTGCAAAATAGGCATAACTTCTTCATCTTCAAGACGAACAGCACGACCATTAGCGATTAAAGCCTCACCTATGAGGTATGGATAATCGACGATGGTTCCTGCAAGCCTGCCTATTTTACAGAGTAATAGCATTATACGATCTGTGTTCCTGCTGGTGCATAACGATTGCCTGAAAGAACTGCAACGGCTGACACAAGTGTTGCTACTTCGGGGTCTGACAACTTCAACACAAGATAGGGGTAGCCGTCAGTGAGATCACATGCGTCAACTTCAATAACATATGTGATGCTATTTTCTGTTGATGTTGCAAAACCTGCTGCGGCTACTGCTGTACGTGCTCCGAGTGTGTCTCCTGCTGCGGTTTCTTCTTTGTAAACAGAGAAGGCGATAGCTGTCTCAGTTGTACCTGCGGCATCGTCGGACTCAAACAATGTCACCGTGCTTGCTGCACCCGTTACGCCAAGCGTAAGAATGATCGAGGCATGTGCTGATTCCTTCATTGAAAAATAGTCTGATTCCACTGCTCCCCCGTTGATGTCAACAGGTGGGAGAATATTTACAATGTGTGCTTCTTCTGCTAGAACTGCTCTTTTCATTTTAAAATTCCTTTCAATAGGGGGCAATTAAGCCCCCGTAATAATTATCCTCTTGTTGCAAGGGCCACAAATGGGCTCTGTGTGACTGCGGAGTTAAGAGGGGTGATTGCTTTGTCAAGTTTTGGCTGACCATCGAAACGCTTGCTAAATTTGAATACTGATTGATCTGTCAAGAACTCAACATGTATTGATACATTAGACTTGATGCCTTTTTTCTCAATACCCTGATACTGGCTCATGTCTGCAAGGATGATGTCGCCAACGGTTCCAAGTGTGGCGCAATATTCGGATGGGAACATAGGACGACCGAGAAGCATACCATAAGGAGCGTCTTTAATCTGTCCGCCTGGAAGCCACAAGTTAACATTACCCTGAGTCAATGTCATGAGCTGTGGAAGTGCATCCTGATTGTAATACCATACTGAGTTACCAACGGTTCCGGCAAGCTGACGTGAATACATGTTGAAGAGGTTCAACGCCGTGATAGTCTCTTTTGTCTGTGAAGTTGTCTTTGCCTGTGATACGAGACAGGGGGATTTAAGGATACCGAGGGGCTGGCCTTTACCTGTACCATTAAAGATCTTGTCTTCAATGTTAAGCTCAATAGCTTTTGGCACGTTCTTATTGATGTATGCAGCCATCATATCCATGTCTTCAAGCATGTCATCGGTAACATAAACAAGGCCATAGACCTTGTTCAATTCAAGACTCATCTGCCTAAACTGTGGTTTGCTTGCTGTCATTGTTGGTGCTTCGTTACCCCAATAAGAGATAATACCGCCAGCCACGGAGCCACTAGCATGTGAACTTGCGTCTGCTGCGGGGATCTTTGCGCTGTTGCCCTGTGTGAGGGGGAGCATATCAATCTTAGGAAGGACATTACCACCGATCATGCGTGGAGCCTGATAGATTTCACTGACTACGTTTTCAGGGAGGAGGAATCCACCGTCTGATGGTACAGCCTCACTAAGTCCTGTGGCTGCTCTGTACTGTGCAAATCGTGGATCGGCCTGTTTGGTTACAGAAGATCTGAGTACTGCTGAAAAGAAGTCTCTTGATGTTTCAAAAACATTCTTCGCTCTGTTTTCACCAACAGTAATATCAGATCGTGTGTCAGTGTCAGCAGGCTTTGTGGTTGGCTGTGCAAGTCGTGTTTCTGTAGCTGACACAGAGGCGTTCATTGCTGCAAGCTTAGCAGATCGTTCTTCTTTGGCTGTGATAGCGTCTTCGATTGTTTTTACTTCTGCAAGTGCTGCGTCAAATTCTTTTTCCTGCTCTGCGCTCATTTCTGATACTTCGCCGAGGGTTCTTGCTCTAAGCTGTGCTGCTAAAAGCTTTGCTCTAAGTTTTTTCATTGTTAAAATCCTTTCCTAGATTTTGTAGGCTTGTAGCAGCCTTTTTGCTCTAGCCGCTCGTTTGACTGCTAGATAATTCTCTTTTTCAATTCTATATCTGTTAACACCGTTGCGTGCGCTGATATCTGTTTCAACGTATGCGGGATAAGTAACGGGAGACACATCGAATAATCGAAGGTCTTTGATTGTTACGCTGTCACCCTCATCCCCGAAAATCCATTCTTCTTCTATTGAGATAAATCCGAAACTCATCTGTGATATGTCTCCACGTTTAACAGACTCTTCAAGATCTTTAGCGTAGGAGGTATTAGGCAGTTCAAGGCGTATCTTCAAGCCTATGTCGTCAACCGATAATTGCAGGGTCTTAGAAGATGTTCTTCCTAGTATAAGGTTAGGATCATGATTAATTAATGCCCTAACATCGTGGCCTTCTCTGATTGCTCTGTCAAAAGCTCCGGGGGCTATCTGCTCACGAAACCAACCGCCAATATCTGCAAACGTATTAAATACTGCGGCATGTCCTTCAAGAACGCCATCTGTCTGTGAGGCTCTCATGTCAAACTTAACTGACCGCCTTATAACTTCATTCCGTTGCTTCGGCATCAATAGCCTCCGTTTCATTATCCATGTCATCTGTATCATCTGCGGGGGTGTTTTCAGGGGGTTCTACGGCCTTCCCAAGCTTTTCTATTGGCACATAGTTCAAAGGAGCTAATAGAGAGTCGCCGCCTGGAAGGGGTGGAAGGTCAGACTGTGCTCTTGCCTCATTGGGTGTAAGTTGTGATGAGTTAATAAGTATTTGGTTTGATTGCGCCCTTTCAAGGGAGCTTGCTCTCAACAATGAATCCATATTAAATCTAGCGCAGTAAATACCGAACTCTGAATCTTTAAATAGTGAGCGTTGTATCGCCTGCTCTATACGTTTGAGCCATGGCAGCATAGTCAACTTCATGAAAGAGCTATACATTTCCTCAACATTGCTAAACTTCATCTGTTCCATGTTGCCTGCAAGGTGTGCTGGGTAACGATATATTGAAAGAATCTCTTCTTTGCTGAACTTGCGAGACTCTAAAAACTGAGCTTCATCCGCATTGACAGATACAGACTTCCAATCCATGCCCTCTTCAAGCAGAATGGTTTTGCCTGCTTTGCCTGGACCTGAGTAGGCAGCCTTCCACGATTCGATAAACCTTGATCGTGTTGCTTCGTCTTTCCATTTCTTGTCTCTTGTGAGTATGCCTGAAGGACGACAACCGTTAGATGTAAACTTTGAAGCAAATCTCTGTTGTTCTGAGGCATGATTAAAGACTTCTGATGATATCTCAATCGGGGAGAGTCCAAGGAAGTTTTCGACCATCATGATGTCTTCATCTTTAAAAGCATGCTCTTTGTTGTCTTTATCTTTGTACAGATAGATAGGGTAGCCCAAAGGATCTATGCCGTATTCCATTCTATCAGGGTTGAGATTGTGTAGCTCTACGGGATCGCCAAAGCCGTTGCGAATAATCTGAGTAGGACACTTACCACGAAGGAGGGCAGAGCCTAGAATCTGTTCGATGAATTGTATCGGGGTCTGTATCTTGTTGGGCTTGTGTTTTAGAAGGTATGCGAGAGGGTGAGTATTATCGACTGAAGGAGTCTTGCTGTCAGTCTTCATGATGTTAATTGGGAGTGATCCGCCTGTCTCCGAAATGCCTTTAACAGCTGTATGGACAGCAGATTGCTGCATAGCAGAGAACGCAGAGGGGGCAACGTCCATCAATACGTCCATGGTTTCGATGTCGCCTGCGTGGAGGGTAATGCCAAAGATGGAGCGGAGAGAGTCGTAAAATGACAAAAGTTTACTCCTTAGTCAGTTATTTTTATAACTACACGGAATAATACACTTATGTTTCGCACATTGTCAAGTTACTGCAAAAATAGTTAATATCTTTTTGCAAAGTACAATCTTATTTTGCATATTGCCAAATAAAGCCTTTGCAGTGTTTTGAATACCCAAGGCAGCAAGACGATATTCCCCCTATACTTTTTAGCCCTATCGCTTTCGCTGCCTCACCCATAGATTTATATGAGCCTATAAGTGCGCCGCTTTTAGTGTATTGGTCAACAGCCTTACACCTAGTCACACAGCCTTTTCTATAGTTCTCTTCCCACGTCATGAGCTTTATGTTGTCGAACGTATAAGGCAGGTTATCGTCCGTTCTATCAATAGAAGGAACAAGAGATTTAATAAATCCAGATCTAACCCATTCGTTGTACAGCCTATCAAATTTAGGCTGCGAATTAAGCCATGCCGTTAACTCTTGGTGCGTGTATGCTGGCAGGGGGTGGTCTCTCCACCTTGAAGATGTTATCTGTGTACTATAGATCTTTTTGGTTAGCTGATGCTTAGATAGTTTAGCTGGCAAAATTGCACCTTTCCCGTAGTTTCCCGTAGTTTAAGTGTGAGGCAGCATGTAAACTACGAGATAAACATGCTACCTCACTACTATATATATTCTCAAACTGTACCATTTAAAGCTATTTGTGGCAAGTAATGCTAAAGTGCCGTTGCTCCGTAGAATGGCATCGGGTTTGCGTGGTCTTCTATGTCAGCTTCTAGCCTGTCTATTGCCATAATCAATGCTATTATTCCATCAATCTTGCCTGTTGAGTTGGCTTTGCATAGCTTTATAGAGCCTGCAGGGTCTTGAGTTGCTACAGCGTTGGCAGCCATCCATTTAAGGACAGGATTACCGCCATGGTCTAGCTCCTCTCTGAGAACCTTTGTCATCAACTCACGGGTGGGAGCGTTCATACTTGCGTAGCCTTGCCCCATTGCGACCATCACATCGCCGCAATAGTCCTCTATTTCGTTTGTAATCTTACGAGCGCCCCATCTATCGAACGCTATTTCTCTCACGTCATAGTCTTCCATGGCGTTTTTGATATCGTTGATGATGAAGTTGTGATCTATTGCAATACCTGGTGTTGCTGTTAGATATCCTGCACGATACCATTCGGCATATAGCCCTCTGTTAGGATTGCGCTTATCGTGTAGTTTCTCTTCAGGTATGTAGCACTTTGCTATGGTCCTGATCTTCTGTCCTTCCTCAGTAGGGGGGAAACATAGATTAAAAGAGCTTATATCGAACGTATCAGAGAGATCTAGCCCACCATAGCAAGGCTTTCCTCGTAGGCTTTCAACATCTATAGGCTCATCTCCACAGGCCGCCCACTTCTCAGGCAGCATCCACAGAGTTTTTGCCTGCGTCCACACGTTAAGGTTAAGCCTTAAGAACGCATTGAGCGACGATGGATCGTTGATTACCTCTTGAACTGCCTCAACCATCTTGGCCATGTACTTGCTAACACCGAGATTAGGGTTAGCTTTAGCCCACACTGACGGGTCTTTCCATTCATCGTCATCGTCAATCGTGTAGATTATCCCGAAGAAAGTCTCATCTTGTATGATTCCTTGAAGTACTTGCTCGGCTCTCATGTGTTGCTTGCCACAAATAGTGTTCTCTTTGTCGAATCCTGCTGTAGTGATTGCAATTATAAGTGCTTGTCTTCGTGATCCTGTGGCCGTTCCGATTACGTCCCACAAGTCACGCCCCCTCCACTGATGAAGCTCATCACATATGGCGGCGTGTATGCTTAGCCCATCCTGAGTCTTCGGGTCTGCTGAGAGTGGTTTGAGTACACTGTTAGAGTGTGGATGGTGTATTGCATTACGATGAACTATCAGCTTACCCTTTAGTTTAGCATTGCTACTAGCCATAAAAGAGGCATCTTTGAATACAATCTTTGCCTGATCGGTCTTAGTTGCAGCCGTGTAAATCTGACCGCCCGACTCACCATCAAACATAGTCATGAATAATGACAGCCCACCACACATGAATGACTTGCCATTCTTTCGAGGCACCTCTATATAAGCCACTGTGAATCGTCTGCGTCTGTTATCTTTCCGCACCCAACCAAAGATCATGCTAAAGATTGCACGTTGCCATGGCTCAAGGACAAAGGGCTTACCGCTCCACTCGCCTTGCCAGTGTTTAAAGTGTGGGCATACGTCAATGAATAGCTGTGCTCTTGCCTCGTCGAACACATAAGGATAGTCGGGAGACTTAGATTTTTTGAGGTCATCAATGTGGCGCTGACAGCAAAGCTTAACCCATTTGCAAAACTTAGACTTGTTTCTCTTAGATAAAACTTCCTTGATGTATTGCTTTGCTATATCCATATCAACTCACAGGGGCAAGTAGAGCGGCCTTTGCCTCTAAGCTGTCGAGGTCATCGCCCGATCCATTGCCCTTACCCCCACCGATTAGCCTTGCCCGTGACGATGGTGTCATGCCAAACTCTGTTAATATACGATACATTAGCATCTGATATTGCACTGAGGCAGTAACAGCTGGGTTCTTTTTGATAGTTACGCCACCGTCTCTACGCTCTTCTTCTATGGTGATTCCGTTTAGTTGCACATCCTCCTCAGCCTCTAGCCATCTTGAGCGATTTTTGCAGTAGTTCATAAAGGCTGTTAGGTCTACGGGAGTAATCAATCCCATCTCAAATAAGATAGGGCCAAGGGCTTTCCATTCCTGAGAGGCTACGGGGTCATCGTCGAATATCTTTGGAGGCTTAGGAAATGATGACATAGACGGAGGTTTAGGCTCGTCGAGATTAAGCCCTCGATGCCCTGGACACCCTTGAGCCTTCTCTAATGCTGTTGGTTTTTTCTTATTTCCCATGATTCACCATATTATAAGTGTAGCACATTGCTACAGTGAAAGTTTGCAACTGCGTTTGCGTTTAAAAAAGACCTTAATCGGTACAGGCTCCAAGCCCCTCAAGAATTTGCCCCCGCCCTAGGGTATTTTTACCATAGTGCATTTTGCCTGTATCATTTTGCAACACTATGGCATTATGCCTTACTCTTCCCCCTCATGGCCCATAGCCTCACGCCATGCCTCAATAAAAGCTTCCTTCTCTTCCTCATTCTTCCAATTATACTTGATTGGTTCATCATCAGGCAGCGGGCAATCATTAGGGATATTCTTCTCGACTATCCGCAGCAGGTTGTTGCACCATCCATCACTCTCATTGTGAGGGCAGTCATAACAGCTATCAATCTTAACATTCAATCGCTTACTCATTGCCTAACCTCCAACGCTCTCACACGCTCATCTAATCGCTCTATCAGTCTTCTATTGCTATGTGCTGACACAAAGTAGTTGCCACCATAAAAAGTAAATGCAATCGCTATAAGGACAACTAACACAACAGGAACTATCTCATAGATTAAAGCTTTGTCGATCATGCTCTGCTTACTCGCCACTCTCAGCCTCCTTGAACATATCGGGATGTGCGTCTACCTTGCCCCATGTATCTCTAGCACAACGATGGCATACTTTGTAAGTTTCCCCACCGCTCGAACCATACTTCATCTTATAATGTACACACTTAGGACACTTAACAGCTCTTACCTTCTTGGCCTCCTCCATCATAGCTTTAGCTTGCAACATGTAAAGCTCAAACATGTCAGGGCCATTAGCAGGATCAATCGCTTCCTTAACAGCTTTCATCGTTAGCCTGTTTTCCTTTGGAGGACTGACAACATCAACAGCATACTCTATAACGCTCAACAGCTCAGGGATAACCACCCCCGTGAACTCTGATGAGGGCAAATGTTCTCCGTTTGTCTTCTCTCTAATCAACCTAACGCTTCTATCGAAGTCTTCTTTATTCATCACTCACCTCATACCTAATCGGATATCCCTTCCCCGCCACATAACTCCCGATTACGCCCTCACTAATCATGACACTAATGCTAACATCAGCCTCAGCCTCAGTCAGAAAGAACTTCTTCATGATGTCTTGTTTGGTAATCCATTCACCTTTAGGTAGTGTCATCGCTTAACCATCCTTATAATCAGCCCTTCCAATATGTCAATAGCATGAAGCCTCTCAAGTGCTACCTCTTTGTGCTTGTCACGATCTACCCTAGCACACTCAAGATCTTTTCTCAGGTTTACGATAACATCACTATCCCTTTTCAACCATCGTTCATGGTCGTCGATATTCGACTTCTGCTCATCCACCACGCCCTTTAGCTGCACAATCTCTTTGTCCTTCTTTGCGTTCTCAGCCTCAAGCCCCTTTATAGACGCTTCAAGATTTTCGACAAAAGGTATTCTTTCATTTCTATCTTGTGGCTTCGTAGAGTCCTTGAATGTGACTATCTGCTTGTTATTTAGGGCTGGCTCAAGTTGTTTAATCCCGTGGAGACATCCACCCATGCTAGTCCAAAAGCTCCATGATGAGTCATCCCCCGTTATAGTGAAAGACCACCCGTCATTGTCGTCGTGCTCTATCGTGTAGATCTTCCCACTATTGCCAACAACCTCATAATGCCCCGCTGCAATCTTCTTGAGCGTGTTAGGTCGGCAATTAAAATTTTCAGGTTTGTAATGCATTATTCTCCCTTGTTAGCGTTTAGCGTTGATTGGGGGCTAATGGCTCAACGCTAGAAAAGCCAAAGCCCCGATAGAATCCTACACCCTACGCCTCGCCCTTGTCAACCTTGCCAACAAACTGAAAGTTATTCACTATCACCGCTAACTTGCTGCGCTTCTCGCCGTCCTTCTCCCACTGCTGATAGTCAAGCTCACCCTCAATGAGGACAGGACTACCCTTTTCGAGATACTGCGCCATCGTTTCCGCTGCCTTGCCAAAGGCTGTTAAATCAACAAAACAGGTCTTCTCGCTGTCCTTACGCTTCTTGTTGATAGCCATACCCATGTTAGCGATAGCCATGCCTGCGTCCGTATATTTAAGTTCGACAGGTCTGGTTAGATTACCAACTAAGATCACTAAATTATAATTAG